CCCGCCGGCTGGGTGGGCTGACCGTCCGCCGTGGGCGGCGGATTGAGATCCGGAACCGGGATGCCGGTCTTGCCGTCTGGCACGTAGCGATTGGTCGTCACGCGCACATTCGCCTCTGCTACGTGATATTCCTGCGGACGCGGATTAATGATCGGCATCGGATCGGCAGGGAGGACGATCGCGCGAAGCTGCTGCTGTGGCGTATCGAGGCAACTGTTGCAAATGAGGATGCGCTTGTTGATCATCGAAGCGCCGGCATAGTCAAACTGCCACTGAAGATCGACATGATTGAAGACGAAGCCGCATCGATCGCACACCGCCGCCGCCTGCGGATTGCGGGAGTTAATCCTCGCTCTGCCGAGCTTCGATGCGTAGCCCACGGCTCACTCCTCAATTCCTGAAGTAACCGCCGATCTGCGGGCTGATGTACTGGGTCGCCGTCTCCACGCCGCTGCGCGAGGCGGTATCATAGGCCTTTTCGGCAATGGGCGAAAGGAAGGCCAGGCGCTCTGGCGCCCATGACATCGCCAGCTTCTCGGCCAGGCCGGTGGCGAAGGCGTAGAGCCATTCTGGCGGGACCGGCGGCTGCTGGTCGTTGAGAAATTCTGAGTTCAGCGCCTGCGTCAGATAGTGATAGGTCAGGGTGTAGCCGTCGCGATCCGGCACTGGCCAGATGCTGAGACTGCCGCGTCCTGGAAGCTGGCGATCCATCCAGAAGGTGGTCGGGACGCCAGGCTGGTCCTTGTTGGGGTAGCTCGCATATTCGGTGCGGCTGATCGGCAGCATGATGCGGTCCCTGCCGTCGACCGTCACGAAGGTGTCGAGCATGACGATCGCTTCAAGCGGAACGTCATAGACCCCGGCGCCCTTGCTCAAGATGATCGAGATCTGGGAAACCTGCCAGAGATTGACGCCCTTGGTCGACCAGTCGGCCAGAAGAAGATTGGCCGCGATGTAGGCGTCGGCCATGTGTTCCTGGAGGACTGCGGTGCGCCTGATGCCGCACAAACCAAACGCATAGAGGGTGACGTCGCTAAGGCCCAAAGCAAAGCTATATTTGTCGCCGTAAGTCATGCGAACCCCCTACGATGGGGCAGCTACACCACTTTGATCGTGATGACTGCGCGCCCTGACCCGACGACATTATCAGCTTCGACCGTCAAGAGATACTCGCGCCTGCGGATGTGCAAAACGCCGAGGCGCGTAACGTGAAGCTCGCCCGCTTTATTAATGCTGAAATATTCGCCAGCGACGGGCGGCACGATCGAAACAATGTCAAACTTGTCGGCGGCATCGCCCCAGTTCCGCGCCTGGCCGATCTTCTGGTTGGTGAAGACTGGAAGTTCGACGGTCAGAGTTTCATCGAGGAGGAGAGGCGCCATCAACCCTGAGAACCCGCCACTCGCTCCGAGGCCCGTAGTGCCAGTGAGGCCGGGATGCGAGGCCAGCTTGTTGTGGCCATTTGATAGGCCGGGGGGAGGCATCAGTAATCGGCCCCGCCCGACTGGATGAAGGTGGCCGTCGCCGTTCCGACGCCGCTGTTGAGCAGGACGCGCGCGAAGACCGGCTTGTAAGCGTAATTGCCCTGCAGCACCGCGCCATTGATCATAGCGGCAGCGACCAGCGTGGCGTCGGGATGCGGCGCCCAAATTACGTTGGCCGGCAGAACCGGATTGGTCGGGCTGTTGGGATCATCCAGGGTTTGCTGGACCGTGATGTTCGATGCTCCAGCCGAACTGATCTGGATCGAAACGCCGGGGTTGCCGGAATCGTCGAAGCGCACCCATTGCGACGAGGTGACCGCCGGGCTGGAGTTGGTGCCGACGGTCAAGCCCGCCACGCTCGCTGCCGAACTGGTGATCGAAGTCACGGTCTTGTAGTTTTTGGTGGTGACGATCGTGGCGATATTGCCGCCGACAAGGCTTTCGCTTTGGGTCGCGCCAAAGGCGTCGGTGCCGGTGATCGTGAAGGTGGTGTTCGAATTGTTGCCCGTGGAGGCAAAGGCGATCTGGCGCGCCTGATCGAGAACAACAACGCCATTGACGACCAGCGATCCATTCAGGGCCAGCGGACCAGCCGTCGGCGTCTGCGACAGGCAGATGCCGTTCGTAACGAGCGCAGCAAGCGGCGCAGCAGTGACGACAATTGGCCGCATGGCGTCAGACCTTCTTCGACATCATCTTCCGGCCAGGCGCGGGCGAACCCGCATTGGCTGACGAGAACAGATGGTTTTCGCAGGAGCCGCCGCTCTTGCGAGCCGCTCGACCGCCATGCGAATGAGCAGACGCGCCAACCGGCCCGCCTACGCGCTTTTTGGTCTGCTTGCCGCCGCCCTTCTCTTCGGCCTCTTCCTTGACATCCTTGTTGCCGCTATCGAAAGCGGGGTTCTTGCCAGCTTTTGCCATTGAAGCCTCCGATCAAGGTGTCGCCACCTGGACATAATGAACCGACACCAGCGCGGAGCCGATAATGCCCGCGCCAACCGAGGCAACACGAATGTTGATCGGCCCAGTGACCGGCGCAGCCGCGCCCGCCGCCGTATAGCCGCGCTGGGCAGCGATGTTCGCCGCCGTCTGCGTCATGGCGGGGAAGGGCGCCGCCGCCTTCAGATCGGTGGCGCCGACATATTGCGCGCCGCCAACCACATTGCCAATCGTCATGGACGCGGAGGTAGCCGAGTTCCATGCCGTGAATGTGGCGACTTCGAAGCCCATGATCACCGAGCCAGGCGGGATGTTGAGCGCGTAGTCTTGGTTACCGGGACCGGGGTTCAGGATGATGATGTCCTGATAGCACTCGATCTCGCCTTGAGTCCCCGCAGCAGGGTCGCCTACAATAACCGGCCCCGTGAAGTGTGTCGCACCCATGTGCTTTCTCCTTCTGAGCCAGTATTACGAGGTCGGGAAGTTGCCGTAGACGGCTCGCCAGTTGTAGTAACCGAACGAATACCTCTCGTAACCTTTGACCAATAGATTATCGGTCACGAAATCGACTTGCATGTCGGTTTCGAACTTTATTCTTTCCATGAAGGAAAGACCATCGATATTTGTCAGAAGGAACCAGGCGAAGGGCGAGGTCAAGAAGTCATTGACCATGAAGTTTTCGGTCAAGCCTCCACTTGCCGAGAGGATTGCATTGACATCATTATCTGCCGTGCCTGGGCGCAATTCTGTCTTGAGAAGACGAATTGCTACCGGTTCCAGTTGCGGCGGGATGATCAACTTCCGCGCGCGGGCGAAAACCTTCAAGCCGGCCTGGTCTTTGAAATTAGTCCGGACGCCGATCATGCTGTTGAGCAAGGTCGATTCGCCCAGATCAACTTGCACCGCCGGCGTATTGCCAACGAGGCCGGCGTCGATCGGATGATCGACCGCACAGAGCGCCTTGCCGTCGCCGCCGATCGTCGACAGATAGGTCTGCGCCGTGTTCAGCACATTGGCGCCGTAGATTTCCTTGGTCTGCTGGAAAGATTCGATCAGGCCGAGGTTCGACGGATGGAACTGGGTCTTATAGAGGTTGTCGTCGATGGCCTTGCGGGTCATCGCGTAGCCGAGGCCGATCTCGACGTGTTCCTGATTGTACACGTAGCGTTCGCCGGCGCCGTTGTCGAACTGAGTCTGGCCGCCTTCAGTCTTCAGGGCGGCGAGGCCCAGGTAGCGCATTTCAGCCGTGCGCTCCAACGCCATCTTTGAATTGTGCTTCGTAAAGATCTTGTCGTACTGAGACGGAATCATCTCGTACTTGCCCTCGATCCCGCGCAAACCGGGGAGAAGGAGGTCTTTGATGGCGCTAAGATTGACGGCCATGACGGTCTACTCCTGTTGCTATGGCCGGATCAGATGCCGGTGACGATCTTGGTCTGGACGTTGTTGAAACCGACGATGGCCCAGTCGTAAGGCTGACCGTTGGCGAGAGTGCCAGCGGAGCCGGGGGGAGCCTGGACGATGCCAAAGACGGTGAACGGGTTGCCAACAATGCTTGGCGCGGTGGCCGGAATGAGGTACGCGCCAGACATGCCGTTGGCCGGATTGCCAGCGCCGATATTGAAGCCGACGGTTGCATTCACGTCCGTGAGGGCAGCGCCCGTGCCATCCGTCTGCGCAATGAACTTGGCATGCGGATCGTTGATGATGTACGCGGTCACCAGGTTGCCCGACGCAACATCGCTACCGGGCCAGTAGTTTGACCAGACGGTGCGCTTCTGCGAAACGGAAAGATACTTGCAGCCCTGGAAAATGCCGGCGATGGGCGGCGGGGGCGTACCGGCGGTGGTCGGCGCAGCGGCGACAGTGCCGTCGGCAAGAGCCGCCACGGGGTCGCCAAAGTAAATGGCGCCGGCATTGTACTGGACGACAACTTCGACCTGTTCGTAGGTCGGGGCGCTGCCCAAGCCCTGAACCTGACGGAAGCCAAAGGGAGCATTGGTGTTGGCCACGGCAAAACCCTCCTCTTTCAAGGAAGACCTGCTATGCCACACCGGGGGCTAGGGGAGGTCCGAAAAATACAGCTTCTCACAGCGGGGAGAAGCGGGTACTCGTTTTGTACATCCAAAAATACGACGTCGTCAAGCGTCGTCAGCTATTCGGCACCGGCATAGCCTCGTAAGACTTGCCAAGGCGGGTCAAGGGTTCACCCTTGTTGTCGCGCCCAAACTGGCCCGGAGGCGCCGCAGTAAGCTGCTCTTCCTTGATGCGAACCTGACGGCGGGCCTTGTCGCGCTCAAGCTGCTTGGCCTCCAGCGTAATTTCGAGCGGGCGCTCCATAAGCTGCATGCCGCGCCGCATCACGGTCTTTTCCTTGGTGTTGCGAGGCATCAACTCAGGGTGCCGATCGGACGGCACCGGCTCCCAGCCCGTGCGGGCCAGGGTGACCTGGTACGACCCCTGCTCTTCACCGAGGACCGAATACAGCTTCCACTCGTATGACCACCCTTCAGGAATGATCGCAGGGTTGATGTAAAATTCATCGGCGCCTTCGTCGAGAACGCCGTTAGTGAAGTGGCCGCGCAATTCGAGGGTGCGCCGGGCGGCGCGGTCCATCGAGGTTTCGACGGGCTGGCGAAGCGGCGGACGCTCGATAAAAGAAGGCGGCTGGATAGCCGGCTCTTCGCGACTGGGGCTGGTGAAACGCTGCGGAGGCGGACGGTTGACCATTGGTGTTTCCTTAATGCAGGCGGCCCTGGTTCTTGCGAATGTCGTCACGCGCCTTGGCGTAGTCCTGCTCGGACATGCCTGAAATCTCGGCGTATTCGCGCTCAAGCGGCGTCAGCGTGGCGCTCCTGCCACTCGATCCGCGACTGACAGGCGCAGCCGCCGGCGGGGCCGATTCACGCTGCGGCGCAGCCTTGGCGGACGCGGCCTGCGGATCATCAGCGCCAGTGTCGAGATCGCGTTCGCGATCTGCGGGCCTGTCGTAAACGAGCGCCTCCACTGAGCGGAAATAGTCGTCCGTGTCGGGATCGATGTCGCGCGAAACCGTAATATTGTGGGCCGCGACCATTTTGGCGTAAAGCTTCGGATCGCGGGCGCATTCGGGATGGGCGCGGACCCAGGCGGCGGACTTCGCCGTCAGTTGGCTCGCCAGTTCCTCGACGGGATCGATGCTCATCTTGATCGGCTGCGGCGCCACAGGCTTGGGCTGCGCCTCCATTGACGCCTTGCCGTTTTCAAGCTGCCGCAGCGCCGCTGCATTGTCGGCAAGCTGAACCTGAAATTCGGCTGCGTTGTCGTAATCCTGGTTGCGTAACGACTCGGCGTAAGCGGCTTTCAGGGCGTTGGTGTGCTCCTTGACCCGCTCGATCGCGCTGACCACCAGTTTAAGCTCGTTGTCGGCCACTTCAACCTGAGCGCCGTGCGCGGTGGTCGCGTATTCGTTGGCCCGATTTTCAGCCTGGATGCGCGCGGCGCGCTCGCGATCGAGTTGCGCCCGCAGTTCGACCAGTGGATCGCGCTCTTCCTTGCCGCCGTGCTCCCAGTCGGTGTTCGGGTCGAAGGCCGGGATACTATTCGGATCTTTCGCCATGTCGCTCACCAGATGAGATCGGGCGTCGCAATGCGCCCCTTGATGGCCGTGTCGGTCAGGATGCGGCACAGGACGCCATTGACGGTGATGTTCCAGCCGTCCGAGGGGCGAAACAGGATCCAGTCATGCAGTTCGATGTCAGGGAACTGCCATTCGCCGCCGCTGATGAAGGCCTGCGGGCCTTTCTTGACGACGAGGCCCAGTTTGGACTGAAAACGATCCTCGCTAAGGGTCTGTTCAGCGAGAAGAATGCCTGATTTGGTCTTTCCGGGGCGCAAATAGACCGCGACCAGCAATTGGTTGTGGAAAAGTTCGATCCCTGACAGATCGCCAAG